GGAGTTCGATTCTCCGCTATCACCCCAAATAAGAACATCGGAAAGCCTGGAAATGGTCGTATTAGGGAAACAGGCAGGTAATAGCTTAGAAATGGGTTAGACTATTACACGAAAAGGGAGAGAAATTATGTTAATAGAAGTCGATGATGGAATCAAGAGGGTTTATATTCCTGAATTAAAGTTTAAAGTCAATCACGAGATATCTTACTTTGAGAATAAAGAGATATTGAAAATATACCTTAATAAGGAATTCAAGTTGAATATTAAAGAGATACAAAGATGTGATATGGCTGAAGAACGCTTTGGACATTATATATATTATAAGGAGAATTAAGTAATATGATAACATCGCAATCTACTCGTATGCAAAAGATGAAGGACTTTTGGGAAGAAGGTTGGTCTGGTTGGGAAGAGTATATAATGATGGCTACAAAAGGCTACCGTTTTTACAAAGGTGGAGACGGACAATGGGACGCCGCAGACATTATAGCTCTTAATGAGAGAGGAAGACCTCATCTATCTATTAATTTAATATTGCCTACGATTAATCTTATCACAGGCTATGAGAGACAGAATAGACAGGACACTAAAATCTACCCGAAAAGAGGGGGAAATCAGCCTGTCGCAGACATCTTAACAGCTCTCACGAAACACGTTGAAGATACTTCTAATGGGCTCTATGAGCGGTCTATGGTGTTTCTTGATGGTATTGTAGCAAGAAAGGGTTGGATAGGCTTAGATATAAGTTATGAAGATGACCCGTTTAATGGAGAGATAGTAGTCAGAAGAAAGAATCCTTTCGATATAGTAGAAGACCCAAACTGTCAAAACTACGATTTGAACAAAGGTGCTAAGTATATAATTGAGTCTTACTGGACTGATAAGGGTATGGCAGGACTAACTTTCCCATCTTCTAAGGTCAATATTGATAAAATGAAGTATGACGATTTAGATTCCAGGGATATTATGCACTTACCTGGTACTAATCGGAATCCAGACAGATTCAAATGTAGAATGAGAGAAACCTGGTGGAAGTCCTACGAAAAAGCTGTTTTCTTTTGTGATAGATTGACCCTGGAGAGAAAGAGGGTACATAAATCAAAAATACCTGTATTGCAGAGAATAATGGAGATTGACAGACGAGACGCTGAAGAAGAGGGCAGGGCAGACAGATATGCGATAAGAGAAGCAGTAATCCCAGTATTAAATTGTACTACCACAATGGGAGACCTGGAATTAGAACACGTTGTCAGACCTTTGGGAGAAACTACTAAATTTCCCTTAATGAGATTCACTCCATACTGGATTAATGGAGATATGTTCTCAGTTGTAGACAATTTAATTAGTCCACAGCAAGAGAAAAATAAGAGACGTTCACAGAGTTTACATTTAGTCAATACTTCGGCAAATAGTGGATTCTTCAATATAAATGACGGGGAAGGAGCAGACAAGGACGAATTAGAAATGTTTGGCTCGAAACCTGGAGTCGTAATAGAATATAAGAGTGTAAAACCTGAGAAAATAGAGCCTACACAGATATCTTCCGCTCACATACAATTAGAAGAATTAGCGGGAAATGATATCAAGGAGATAAGCTCAATTAATAACAATCTACAAGGACAGGGAGACAAGGGAGAAAGTGGAGTTTTAGACAGACAGAGACAAAACCAGGGTCTTATAGGCTCGGAGATTGTCTTCGATAACTATAAACTTACACATCAGATTTATTCAGAAACTATGGTTGATTTAATAAGAACAGGACAGACGTTTAGTCCTCAAGAGGTCTTAGCGGTCGCAGGAGACGCTAAAATAGACCAAAATATAGATGAAATCCTTCAAGCTTTAAAGAGTATGAAGGTTGGAAAATATGGTTGTAAAGTCTCTAAGAGTGCTAATAATCCGACTACAAGACAGGCTAACTTAGATTTACTATTAGCAATAGCAGAGAAATTTCCTGAAGTAGTACCGCCTTCTATAATAATAGAGAGTTCGGACGTACATCAGAAGCAGGAAATACTTGAGTCTATTAAACAGAGAGAGAAAGAAGCCGCTGAGAATGCGAAATTAATGGCTCAAATAGAATTAGCTAAAGTACAACCACAAAAGAGAACATTATCTAAGAGATGACGTTATAATGACGTTATTAACAAAATATACCGTCCCTATCGGTAATAAAGATTATTAGGGTTTCGTCTAAACTTAAAAGACGTTAAACAAAAAGGAGTAAGTAATGCCTAATCAAGAAGGGTTATACACAAAAGAGGAATGGAGTGGATTGATGAATGACAAACAAGGGGAAGTTAAGAGTAGACAGGAAACTCAAGCAGAATTAGCCTTGGCAAGAGCTGAGAATATAAGGCTCAATGCAAGGATTGACGCTATCGGTCAAGAGAAGGTAGAGAAAATTGAGAATCCTGAAGAAACAGTAACACGAGCAGAACAAGCAGAGTCGCAGAGGAAACTTAGAGCTGAACTGCGGAAAGACTATCTGGCTGACAAAGCAAACGAGAAACGAGCTAACAGAGAAGCCGCAGTTGACGGTAGTTTTGATAAAGCACGGGAAAAATACACACTGGAGATAGCAGGAAAAGGTCTTACATTCGATGAAGTTTTCGAAGGTACTAAACGACAAATCAAAGAAGATAAAGACTTAGGAAAAGTTATTTTCAATGCTAAGAATCCTGGAGAAAAAGCTTATAAGATTGGTCTTCTTGACCCTGTAATTGCAAAAAGAAAAGCACTATCGAAACAAGAATTTACTGACTCTAAGAAAACTCCAAAAATCGGTATGGAAAGCAACGAAGTACCTGGACAATTTTTTAGTCAGGAAAGAGTTGGAAAAATGACAAGAGCGGAAATCACAGCCAACTATCCTGCTATTAAGGAAAGCCAGAAGAAATGGAAGAAGTAAAAATAAATTAAAGGAGAAAAATCGTAAAGATGAGTATTAAAAATTATATCCCTGAATTATGGAACGTAGCTATGATGGACGACTTCAGAAAAGCTCACGTTTTAGGGAAGGTCTGTCGTTGCAAAATTGACGCACCTATAACTAAAAGAGGTCAAACCGTGCATATCTCTGGTATCGGAAGCATATCTATCGGAACTTACACTGGAGCAGATATCACTATGCAGAGCCTATCTGACGCTGGAATTACTATGAAAATAGACCAGGCTAAGTATTTCGATTTTACTGTAGATGACGTTGACGCATTACAAGCTAATGGGGACTTAATGAGTGAAGCAACTAAAAAAGCAACCTATAGCTTAAAAGATGTAGCCGACCAGTATATAAATACCGTGATGGCGGCAGGTGCAGGTCTCTCGACTACGGCTGAAGGAACTATGGACGTTACCGCTATAATATCTAATGTAGCTGAGATGGCCTTAGCTCTTGACGAAGCAGAAGTCCCTGAGGAAATGCAGTGGATTGTTATGCCTAAATGGGCTAACACCAAGCTTCTCTTAGCGGGTATCTACCACGCTCAAGACTTAAAAGGAAACATCAATGGTTTTATAACTAACGTTCTTGGTATAGATATGTATAAGTCAAGTAATATTGGAGCAACCGCTCCCTTAGCAGGAGCTTATGGTGCAGTCGCATATGCAGAACAAATAATTGAAACCAAGGCTTTTGAGCCAGAAAAAAGATTCGGAGACGCACTAAAGGGTCTTCACGTTTACGGAGTAAAAGTAGTTCTCCCTAATGCGTTAGTATTAGGCGACTGGACTGAATCTGTAGAAACTGTAATATAATTTAACCTTGGTAGCCCTTTTCTGGATTGGTACAAGCCAGTCGGTAAGGGCTACCATCAAAAATAAAAGTAAAGGAGATTTCAATAATGGCTGTAGCAAGTACAAATACTATCTTAGTAAGAGATACTGTCTCTGTATTAGCAGGAGACGCCGCTACCAGTGATGCCGCAAATTTAATTGAAGTTTTTACCATCACCCCTACTAAGGGAATGGATAAAATGATAATTAGTATAGCTGTAGCAGATTCTAATGGAGCGGTAGCTTGTAGTTTAGGAGCAGGAGATTACTGGGCAAAAGGAGCATTAACTTGGAGTTGTGCACAGAATAAAACCTCTCATATGGCAGTAAGTGATATAGCTCGGTTTATGACTGACGAAGGTACTATATTACTGACTCTTACCCCTGCAAGTGGTAAGAAGCTTTTAACTGACCATACCGCAGTAGTAGAAGTAATAGAATTACCGTAATTTAAAGATACTAAAGTTTAAAAAAAATCCGAAGGGGGTCGGGCTCTGCCTGGCTCTCTTCCCCAAAAGGTGGGAGAAAATAATATGATATTTTACACGAGAATTAAAAGTAAGCCTAATTCTATAATTGAAGAAACTAAAGAGGGCTTTAAAGTAACATCGAGAACGAGATTATGTGTTGCAACTGATGGAGTTATCGATACTGATAACCCAGAAACTATAAGGAAACTAAAGAAACGTCCAGATTTATTCAGAACTGATAGACCTTGGACTAATCATAATTGGAGAGTAAGCAAAGAAGGATTAGCACTTCTCAAAGAAGGGGAGAAGTTGGGATTGGATTGTAGACATATTAGAAAAGAATATCTTATCAAGAAGATAGCTGATAGTAAGCCTGGAATGGTTAAATCCAATGAAGAAGTTGGACTTCCAGAGCCGCCTACAGTTAACAAAAAGAAACAGTTTTCTTCTAAGCCTACTGTAAAGAACATTGATTACAAAGAGCTTATGAAAATTGCAAAGAAAAAAGGGGTAAAAGGCACGAAGAGGGCAGATATAGAAAAACTGTTATTAGGAAAAGGAGATAAAAAGAAATGAGTTTAGACCCAGAAAAATGTGTATCGAACACAGTGGAAATAGCTATAGGTGAAACAAAATCTACGGCTATAAGAATAGGACATTACGATAACATAGCTATACTGTTACCCGCTAATTGGATAACTGGAACTATAACTTTTGAAGCAAGTGCTACCGAAGATGGTACTTACTTACCTGTAGTTTACGCTGACGATGTCGGAGCTGTAACAATAGCGAGTGTAGCTCATAGTCAGTGTATTTGTCCGAGTGGTGAGATTTACGAAGCCTTAAAGCCGTTAGCTTGGATTAAATTAGTAGCAGGAGCGGCTCAGACTACTACGGCTAAGGTCATAACTATAATTATGAAGAGGTAAGAATATGACGATATTAAAAGCAGAAATATTAGCTCATCTTAACTCTGAACTCAATAGAACAGAGACAGATATAGATGAACATATTTTAGAGGCTATGAAAGATTTGAGCTTACAGGATAAATTCCTATGGGTTGAATCCGTAGTAGAGACTATACCTGGTAGACCATACTACTCTTTGCCGTTGGATTATAAAAAACTATTAAGCATTAAGATAGACGATGAGAATTCTATGGAGAGGATAACTTGGGCTAAGTATCAAATGTTGATAGCAAATGAGACTTCGGCAGATAGAGAAATGCCGACTAAGTTTTGTATACACGGAAATTACTGGTATGGATATCCCACAGCAGACGCTATCTATGACGCTACTTTGTATTACAATGCGTATATATTAGAGAGCGAAGATGGCACAGATACAGTTGATGATATACCTTTTAAGGATATCTATAGAAATGCTCTAAATTGTAAAACTAAGGCTCAGTATTGTAGGAGTTTGGGTTGGATAGAAAGAGCTAAAGAATATGAATTTGATTATTTGAGATTAATACTACCGCCGTTGAAGAAATTAATTCCCAGACATACTGCTTTTGTTCAGTATAGGGACTGGTAAAAAGGAGTCAATTTATGGCTAAGAAACAAATGTTTGGAATATTCAGTCCTGTACTGGGAGAGAAAAAGAACTTTCCTACTATTCTATTAACGAAAACTGTCCAAACAGATAATTCGAATATTGTCAGGCAATATGGAGAAGTCCATAGACGGCAGAACAGAGACCCTGATATGTTAAATACAGCGGTCAAAACTGCTACGCCTGACGCAAATCCGATTCTTCATTATCATACATTCACAAAAAGGGCTACTAAATATCAGTATATTGTTGCCTTTACAAAGGCTCATATTTACGTCTGGAATACTGCTACTGACGCCTGGGATTTGAAATTTACCTGTAAGGCTGACGTAACAGAATGGGACACTGAATACTATAACGATATGCTTATTGCTACTAATAATTCAGATATGATTCTATACTGGGACACTTCTGGTTATTTTATGCCTTTGCAGAATACCACTCCTATAACTATCACAGCGGCTACAAAAGCTTCAACTTGTGTTGTTACAGCAGGAACTCACAATCTTACTACTGGAGATAGGGTGTTCATTAAAGACGTTGTTGGAATGGTGGAACTCAATCTGTTACAGTACGTTGTTACAGTATTAACAGCAGATACCTTTGAATTAGATGGTATAGATTCTCAAGGTTTCACTACCTATACATCTGGCGGGACAGTAGAGGAATTTCAAGGAATAGAATATGCTACTGACGAATTTATAACTAAAGCGAAATATGTTACTACTTTTGAGAACTATCTTATATTCGGTTATACTTTTGAGAATGGTGTTTCCTACCCTCAGAGGATTCGTTGGAACTGTATCGGTAATGAAGCAGACTTCGAGTCGTCTGGCTCAGGAGCTCAAGAGAGTGAAGGGTCTGATTTTATAGTCGGATTCAAGATATATGCAGGGCAATTGATAATTTTTAAAGAAAAATCAAGAATTGTGCAGAAGTTAGTATCTACATCTGAGGTATGGACTTGGGTAAAACTACCTGGAAATATCGGTTGTATGTCGAATCATTCTATTGTAGAAGACGCTGATGGAAGAGTCTATTGGTTAGCTAATGATGTAACTATAAGAGAAATGGAAGATGGAGAAATCTCTCAACCTATTGACCCTATAATGAAGTTGATAGAGCCTTCTTCGGCTTATTTAGTTAATGCGATTTATTTAGCGGAGACTGGAGAAATCTGGTGGTCTATTCCGTATGATAATGCCTTAAATAATAAGGTTATTTATGTTAAGAATTTAAACGAGTGGGGAGAATTAGATTTAGCTATTCCTGCTTTTGGAAGTTATTTAGAAGAGTAAAGGAGATAATAATATGGGGTGGTTAAGACCAACCAGTTACAATGACGCCGAAAATAAATGGGTTTATGAGGCAACCGCCTATGATGGAAATACGGCTACACACGCAATAACGAGCCCTGGGATTGCGGCAGGAACTTGGAGTTCTTTTCTTGAATTCTCCCGTGCTTCTATACCTTGTAGCAAGTTAAGATTTTATTGTCTTACCTATGACTATGCGACAGGAAGTATAGATATTGACGCTTATTATGGTGGTGCTTGGCACGATGTTTACCAGGGAAGCTATACAAAAGTTGTATGGGTAGAGAAATCTTTGGGTGCTACTTACGATGTAACAAAAGTAAGAATACGACTCTATAATCCAGATACCGATAACAGAATGGTAGCTATCAGGGAAATCAATTTATACTATATAGAAGCTCCTACAGTTAGCTCTCAAGCGGTTACAGCAATAGATGATGATGAGGGAACTGGTAACGGTAATATTACAGACATAGGTAGTGAAAACGCTTCTAAGAGAGGATTTGTTTGGAATACTTCTGGTAGTCCTACCATAGCAGATGATAGTGTAATAGAAGAAGGGGACTTCGGAACTGGAGCTTTTACTGGCTCTATAAGTGGATTAGACCCAGGAGTTAAGTATTATGTTAAAGCCTTTGCTTATAATGAAGCAGGTTACGCCTATGGAGCAGAAGTAGATTTTACTACCGATAAAAGAATACCTGTTGTAACTTGTCAAGCTCCTTCGAGTGTATTACCTACTACCGCTACAGGTAATGGAAATATCACTGACCTAGGTGGAGAGAATAGTACCGAAAGAGGTTTTGAGTGGGGACTGACACAGGTGAACACCTGGGAAGCACACGATAGTGGGTCTTTCTCAGCGGGAGCATTTACTAAAGCTCTAACAGGATTTGTGGCTAATACTACTTACTGGATAAGGTCTTATGCAGTCAATAGTGAAGGAACGGCTTATAGTGCGTGGAGAAGCTTCCAAACTTCAGCTACGGGGACTATCCCTACTGGAACAAGAATATTTATATGCTCAGATTATAGTGCATATACTTATAAATTAATGAGAGCAGAAACAGACGATGGAGCTACCTATACTGGTTACTTTGTGGTCTCTACTGACCTCACAAACAAGCAGGGTTTAGCTTGGTATAAAAGGATCCTTGACTTACATCTTTATGTTAAAAGTCAAGAATCAGGAACACTGACTATTGAAGTTAAAAGAGATAATGAAGCCTCTTGGCAATCAGTCGGCTCAGTATCTTTAGTAGGTACTGAAAGTATTTTAGTACAACATTTAGCTCCAGATATAAGAGGAAAGGTTTTTGAATTTAAGATATCAGCCGCTAATGCCTTTTCATTTCTTGGTATGCTATTTGAATATTTACCAGAGGATTTGAGATAATGGGACTACAAGTAGGAAAAACTGTAATCCTACCCAGATTAGATAGGATAGAAGACCCTGAAACAAAAAGGGTCTTTCAGCAATTGCTGAAAGCAGTCAGAGAATTGAATGGTATATACTATAATGATTTGACTCATTTAGAAAAAAGAATTGTGGACTTAGAGCCATAAGGGGGATAGAATGGATAGAAGTAAACTCAAAGAAAATAAAGTATATTATACTACTAATTTTGATGTATTGCAAGAAGTCTGTATGAAGACCTACGAAGTCAAGAATAATGACCTTGATATGGGAAATTTTATCAGAAGACTCGGCAGGTACGTATCGAATAAGAGCGGTATGATATTAGTTAGTTTTGGAGAAGACAAGAAAATTAATGGTTGTATGGTGTTATCAAGGCATATAGACGGTAAAGGTGAATACTTATGGATAGATTTTGCCTGGATTAGCCCTAAAGCACGTCATATGAGAGCTATATATGAAGAAGAAGTAATAGGAACTTGTAAAAATAGAGGGATTAAAAGAATACAAATGAGAATGGCTAGGGGATATAAAGCTATGAAAAAGCTCTATGGAACTGTAGAAGTAGCAAGAATTTTAGAAAGGAAAGTGTGAGAATATGAATCTGAAACGTTTTAAATCGTTGTTAATTAGCTTATTGCTATTACCCGTAATGCCTGTATTTGCTAACCAAAGTAAAGACCCTGAATTATTAGAGATACCTGGAACTGAGGGAGTAGACGGTGGAAATAATACAGCAGTTCAATCTATGATAGACATAATGGGAACTAATATGGAATCAGCTAAAATTTCGCAGGATATTCCCTTACAGAATATAGCAGGAATGTCAGGAAATGAGAAAACCACTCAAGGATTATTAAGTAAGTTCTTAGGTACTTTGGCTACTGAGTCAGACGCTTATAAAATGGGCTTAGGAGAACTTAAAAAGACTTTGGGCGGAGAATTCTATGACCCTCAAAAATCTGACTTCTGGAAAGGATTCAGAGAAAATTCCGCTATGGAAGAGGAAGCAGGAATCGAATCTATTAGACGTAGAGGACAGCTCGGTGGTGGTCTGATGAGCACTACTAACGCAGGAATCGAAGCCCGTTATGTAAGGGGTGTAGGTGCTGATAGAAATATGCAGTTAGGTAAAATGTACGAAAAAGAACGTGATAGACGCAGTGCGGGTATAGGACAGGCTTTAGGATATGCAGGGTTTGAAGAAGTAGGTAAAATGAACAGACTAAACGCAGGTGCTAAAATTGGAAGCATACCCAGAGATATACAAAATCAAAAATTTACAGCCGAATATAATCAATCAATGGGAGAAATGACCGCAAAAAATCAGCAAGAACAATCGAACTGGAATAATCAGTTGGCGAACATAGGTGTCAAACAAAGTGCGGCAAGTGAACTAATGCCTCAGTGGAATGTAGACCAAGGCGGTGGGACGAGCCCACTAGGTGGAATCTTAGGTATAGTTGGAAGTTTAGTAGGAAAGTAAAGGAGAGGATAAAATGCCGTTAGGTGTAGTAAATACTAAAAGTAAGTCAATATGGGACGATATCGTCCCTTTTGTAGATAAAATAGTAGGAGCATATACAAAGTCTCAAGAAGCGAAATGGGAAAACGAATGGACTCAGGCTTATATCAAAGATATAGAAAAGGCAGGTAGTAAAGATGATATCAATGATATATTGTTACAGTCTACAATGCCTAAAGAGAATTTAGATATAGAAGGTGCTAAGACTTTTGCTAATGAAGCTATGAGTATGTTAGCACAGAAAGAGATTATAATTGGTGGTTTAGAAGCTCCTGGCACTCCATCTTTACCTTCTCGAACTAAGTTGGGACAGACGGATAAGATGAAGGGAACAGTGGGCTCTGGAACTAAGGTTATGCCTCAAGCTCAAGAGTCTCATATAGTGCCTGATAAGATGGAATTTAACGACCTGTATAAATTTGTATCTGAGCTTCCTACTGGTAAAATAGATTGGTCTAATACTATGAACGCTTTTAAAGACAGGTTGGGAAAAGGTAGAAAACTTGGTACACAGGCTCAACAATTACTCCAAATGATTGGTGGAGAAATGAGACCTGAAAATCAGAGACAAAAGGTACAGCAAGATTTTGAATTTACAAAAGATATAAAGAATACTCTATATCCTGAGATGGTTGAGGATAAGCCATCCTCTGATTATGAAAGATGGAAAGCAGACCCAGAGGGATTTGAGGCATTTAAGGCAGTAGGAAAAGATGAAACCCTAAAGATTAATATTAAAGAGCTCCTTGAGAATAGTGATGAGTGGGAAATTGGCAGTATTAATGTAAAAGGTGAACCCACATTAAGAAGAAAAGATATTACCAAGAAATCTGATTTTCTTACCTATGATGAGGCACAGAAATTTATAGATACACATAAACAGCCTGGCTATCAATATAAAATAGACCCTCAACCAGAAGGATTCAATGTATCTGCTGAGAAAGTGCCAGTTACCCCACAAGGTGGGGGAGAGACTAACAAATTAATTCCTACTTATGAAACTATCAATAGCATTGCTGAAGATTTAATTAATCCTGGCAATAATTATGATACAATAATGCACAATGCACAAGTAAAATATGACCTTACTAATGCTAAATTACCTTCCAAGGTAGACCAAGCTAAAAGGGCTTATGATATGTTTGAAGGGATAATTACAGACGAAGATAACCCATTTATAGATGATAAGGGCATGGTAACAAATCCAGAGGCGTATGCAGACTACTATCAAGATTATGAAAAGTACGCCAAAAAATATTTTGAGGAAACAGGGAAGATATTACCTAAAAAATATTTATCTATAGAAGAAGCAGGGAAATATACTACAGCACAATGGGCTACAGGTAAATGGAAGGGTGGAGCAAAACCTGTAAGAAATGAAGATGGTATCCCTTGGAGCTGGGAAGGGGATATAGACTCTAACCAAATATTTTATAATGAATTTCAGAGGACTAACCAGGAATTGATAAAAGCTGGTAAAGCACCACTTACTATGCAAGATATTGATTGGGCAGGATTATCAACAGAACCAGGAATAGATATAGAAAAACTTAAAAAATTAATAATGAATCAATAAGGGGACTATATGGGGATTTTCGATAAGTATTTAATAAAAGAAAAAGACAAAGAAAAAAAGAATATAGCATTAGGTTCAAATTTTGGTGGCGGTTGGGGACTCTCCAATTTAATTAAGAACCAACCACAACCAAAAGAAGAAGATGTAGAAGAAGAACCCAAACCTTATAAACCTATAGATTTTGATTTATTTTTAAATGCACCATCCACAGAAGAGATATCAGAGAAGCAGGATAAAATATTAACATTAGAGAATGATTATGAAACATTAAACACCACTGTTAATGAAGATTGGAAAACAATTAAGGAGTTAGATAAGCAATTAAAAGACCTGGAAGCAGACTATGAGATAGCTCCACCCCAAATGCAAATCAAAATAGAGACCGATTATAATGGTCTTAGAGATACATATAATGCTTTAATAGATAAAAATAATGCAAATGCCACACAACTAAATAAGATTAAAGAAGAATATGATTCAATTAGACCAGGCTTTGATAAGGATATTACAATCTATAATAAATGGGCTGAAGCAGAGAATAGAAAACCACCTGAACCTAAAAAAATAGAACCACCCGACATAGGTGGAATATTTACTTCAGAAGGGATAGCTCAGCAATTAAAAGGAAAGACTTACCGTACAGGAGAAAAAGAACAACCTACCTGGGGAGAAGTTATAAAGAAATCCATAAAATCAGGTTTGGGTCAATATCAGGCTTCTTTGGTAAATGTATTAAGATTAGTTGATATGGGAATAACTAAATTAACTGACCCTATTCAGAATATAATACCCATTGATGATGAAAAAATGAAAGCATTCAAGGAAAAATATGGAGAAAATCCTACATTAACTACTACAGATATGTTAACCAAAATAGTAGAAGATTCTGAAAAGATAGCAACAGAAAGTGGGGAGCAAGCAGAAAGTAAACAATGGTTAAAGAAATTAGTTGGTACAGGATTACAAACCACCCCACAAGTGGTGGGAGCAGTAGTATTGGGAGCTGGTATGCCTCTTTTAGGTGGTCTTACTAAAACTTTACCTAACACCGAAATAATTAATCGTGTAGTACAAATGATACCTTTTGGACTGGGTGCTATGGGTGGAAGTGCAAGAAATATTGAAAAAGAATATGAAGCATTAGGCAAAGAAGCACCTTATTATGCAATGGTTATTGGCGGAGCTTTAACTGGTGTTGGAGAAATGGCTACTGAATTACCTGTATTTATGGGAGTAGCCAGAATGTTAAAAGGTGGTGGAAAAGCACTTGTTAATAAAGGTGCTAAAACATTAATTGAAAAATATGGGAAATTGGGGATTGAATTTGTTAAAAATGTAGGCAAGGAAGCCTGGCAAGAAGCTCAAATGCAACCAATAGAAAGAGCCATTAATAAAGCTATGGGTTTACCTCAGGATATGTTTAAGGATTTAATTAAAGATATGGGGACAGACGCTTACGGTGGTATGGCTATGGCTTTAGTATTAGGTGGTTTGGGTGGTGGTATTGCAGGAAGTGCAAAAGTTACCCAAAAAACAAGTCAAGCAATAGATAATTTTATAAATAATAAAGATGATATAAAGGGTACTATAAGAAAGATATTAGAATATCAAGGTATCATAATGGAAGAGCCAGAAGTAGAGACTAAAGCCTATGAAGTAGTACCCGAAAAACCTAATTTGGAAAATTTAAAAAAAGAACTTGCGGGTCGTATGACCGAAAAAAGAATATTTCTTGAAGAGATAGAGAAAGAAATAGGAGAAAAAATTGATATTGAGAAAGTAGAAGATATTCAGACTGCTTTAGATTTTGTGAAGAAAAAGGCAGAGCCCAAAGCACCAGGGGGAATATATAAAGGTGAAGCATATAGAGCAGAATCAGGATTATTAGCTAAAGGGAAAACGGCTCAGGAAATAGTTGATTTTGAAGCAAAAGAACTTGGAAATGTTGATGTTAAAGGAAAAGCCGAAGAATTAGCTAAGGAGTTAGGGATAGAATTAAAGAATGTTTCCGAGAGAGATATAGTATGGGTAGCTAATACATTAGAAAAGGCACAAGATTATGGTGAAGATGCAGAAAAGGTTGAAATTAGTAAAGACAATATAATATTAGCAGAAGATGGTGATGGTGGATTTTTAATCTTACAAAATGTAGATAAGTATAAAAAAGCACCAGTATTAAAGGAGAAAGTAAAAGTTGAAGAGCCTGAAACTATTAGTGGACTTTCTGCACCAGATGAAAATTTATTAAAGAAAATAGACCAGGGATTACCTATTGATTATAAAGAAGAAAAGAAATTGGGGGTCAATTTCTCTACTGTTTCTAAACTATTAAAGAGAAACATAGATAAAATAATTAATGCCAAAGTAAAATCCATTAAAGCCGATATAACAGGGAAAGCAGAGGCAGGACTATTTGGAGCAAAGGCTACAGCTAAATGGGTAGGAGATTTTACCAGAGCCTTTGGTAAAAACCCTACTGATGCACAATTAAAAGAAATAGCCAATGAGCAATTAACTAAAGGATATGAAGAAGCAGGCGGTAAGGTTGCACCTGATGTCGAATTTACTAAGTTAGAAGAAGCACTAAAGGAAATAGAAGAAGCAAAAAAACCTAAAGATAGAACTATGGATATGTTCGAGGAAGAAGGGAAAATTGAAACAGGTAAGACCTATAAAGCTACTGTTTATAGAGGCACTGTAGAAGGTAAACCGCCTACTGACCCAGGTATATATGGAAAAGGTACTTACTTTACTACTGACAAAGAGGTAGCTGAAACTTATGGTGAAGTGAAAGCTTCTTCTGTAGAGCTCAGAAATCCATTTGTTATTAACACTCAAGAAGAGGCTGATAAATTTTGGAATGAAGTTACCAGACCTGCAAGGAAAAAAGCAATTAAGGAAGGTAAAACTCCGAAACAAGCTGATGAGATAGCCGCTGTAGAAGCCAGAAAATATCTGGAAGATTTAGGGTATGATGGTGTAGTAGCTAGAGGCATAGTCATAGAAAAAGATGAAGTAGTTGTATTCAAACCTAAAGCTACGGCAAAAGAACTCGTTGCCGTAGAAGACAAACCAGAACGTAATAAAGGAGTCAAGAAACTCCAAGAAGAGACTGTAAAATACAGAGAATTATTAATTAAAGATAGAATTGCTCAGTTAAAAGAAGAGGGATTCAAAGGTACAGAAAAAAGATATGAAATAAAGGACGAAGATGGCTATGGCACAGGTAAATTTGTTAAAACAAGAAGCCTGAATCCTACCTGGTATAAGGATTTTTATAGAGTTAATAAAAGGAAACCTAATAATAAAGACCTCAGGGAGATAGCAATACAACAGTTATTAGAAGGTTACGATTTAGAAGAAGAAGGTATCGCAGTTGAAAAGATACCTGCTAATAAAGACTTCATATATTTTAACGCAAGAAATGATATCTTAGATTCTATTCTTAAAGCTGACATAGTTGATGAGCCTGATATAGCTAAAAATGAGGTTGTTCCAGTCCCTAAGGTCGCTGAGAAAGCACCAGAAAGTATCTATCAACAAGAACTGAGAGAGATTCCTCTTGAAGAGATAGGGATTACAGACCAAAGTGTAGCGAAGAAAGTAAAGGAATATAGAGAACAATTAAAAATATCAGTTGCACCGCCTATTGAGATAATGGAAATTAAGGGTGGAAAATATAAATACACAGTTATTGATGGACAACATAGAGTAGAAGCGGCAAGAGAAGCAGGGAAATCTACAATACAAGCGTGGGTTACGGTAGTTGATAAAGAAGGTTTTCCATTGTTTAAGACAAAACCCAAAGCTCCCACAGTTATTTCTAAGACCTATGAAGAGGGTCAAAAACAGACTCAAGGTAAAGAACAGAATATAAGAGTTAATCAATTAGAGGCACAGTTGAAGACTGCTAACAGAGAGATAAAGAGGCTAAAAGGGTTACTAAAAACAGTTAAAGGAAATAAAGAAAAGAGAGCACAATTTAAAAAAGCTCTATCAGAATATATTAAAGCTAATATGCCATATTCTATAAGAAATAAGATGTTAGCTCAGATGAAGAATGTTAGTGGAGAAAAAGGATTAGAGAAAGCCTTAGAGAAAGTAGACGAATATGTAATAGACCATTATAAACGTGAATACATCAAGAAGATACGTAAGGAGTTGAAGGGTAAGAGAATAGCTCCTAAGAGGCTTAAAAGTGGTGTATTGAAGGGTAGATATATACCTGTAGTTCAAGATAGACTTGACTTCATTCGAGCCAATATGGACACTTCCAGAGCTACTGCACTGGTTAAGATAGCTAATCTCATAGCTGACGCTCAGACAGGTAAAGCAATTAATATAGCGGAAGAGGTAGAACTACTTCTCACAGTAGGGATTAAAGAACAAAATTTAGAAGAACTACAGAATACTTTAGCTCAGATAAAGAATTTAAAGACAGTAGGAAGGACTATAAGAGGTCTAAAGGAAGCAGAGAAGAGAAAAAGACAAGCTGAAGATATTACTGAAGCCGCTAAAGTTATTTCTGGTAAAGAAGTTGAAATAGACGAAGAGACTGGTATGCCTATAGTAGATACCGCTCATCTAACCTTTAGTAAGACTAAGGAAATGGGGAAAATTCGTAAGGCTATAGATAAAATAATAAATTGGCAGTTCGGTTGGGATAACTTAATGGATAAGTTGAGTGCCCGTGATAAAGATTCTAAACCTTATAAGAGTGCACTTAGCAAGATAGGCGACAGAGTACATACAGCTCGAATCGGCAGTATGATTAACTTAGAAGTAGACCTCAATATGATACAAGAGAAATTCTCAGAAGCCTTTGGAGTTACTAAAAAGAGAGATATATTGAAAGCTACCCAGGAACTAAGAAAGGAAATAGACCTGGGAGAATTCAAAAATGCTAAAGGTGATAAGGTACATTTAGTATTAACTAAAGAACAAATACTCAAGAAATATATGCAGTTACTTGACCCTACTTTAGAGAAGACCTTCGATGAAGGTATGCTATATACTCAAGAGATTAAAGACGCTATAAATAATAGTGTAACCGAAAAAGAGAAGAAATGGGTAGAAGGTGTAAAAGAAGTTTACGAATATATGTGGCAACGAGTAAATCCTATTTTTGAAGAATTATATGGGATTCATTTCCCTCATAATCCTAACTATAGTGGAGTTATCAGGAGAGACGTGGATATAGACGTCCCTGAGAGCACCCTGTTTACTCAGGAAGCTTTTAGATACGCCAGTATACTTAATCCTTCACTGAAAGCAAGGACTAAGACTAAACAGTCTTTAAAATACGATGAAATGACTGGGTCGTTAATGAATTATGTTATGCAGATGGAGCATTTTGTTAACTGGTCTAAACCTTTAAATGACCTTAGAACTGTATTCGGAAACAAAAGAATAAAGTCAATAATAGAACAAGGTTATGGAAAAGACATTCTTAATAAGGTAGATAATTTCCTTGAAGATATGACGAGAGACGGAGTAGATAAAGCTAAAATAATAGCTTCCATAGACAAGATAAGGTTTAATTTCACAAGGTCAATATTAGCTAAACCGCACATAGCCTTGAAACAGATACCTTCAGTATTAGCTTATACTACTGAAATGCCTTATGATGACTTCATCAAAGGTATATCGAACTTTTGGAAGAATCCTATCAAGAACTATAGATATCTAATTAAGAATTCTCCTTATGCTAAAGAAAGATTCGGAGCAGGATTTGAGAGAGATATACACGGAGCACTACAGTCAAACTATAGTAAAGTTCTGGCACATTCTCATAAGTTTAGTGATATCTTTATGGGTATGGTAAGAGCAGGAGATAAATTTGCAGTTATGCAGGGAATGTGGGCTAAATTCTACTCGGAGACTAACGGACAGACTTTTAATAGTGGAAAAGAGAAAGCATATCAGGCTATGCGTGAAGCAGAGATTACCACTCAGAGAACACAGCCTTCATTTACGGTAGAATCACTGGCTACAGGACAGCGTGGTGGCTCATTCTTAAAGTTGTTCACTATGTTTCAGAATCAGCCTAACAAGTATTTCAGAATAATCGCAGACAACGCCAGGAACTTTAAATATGGTAGAGGCTCTCGAATAAAGTCAGCTTCTAATATAGTGATGGCTTGGGTTGTCTTACCTATGTTATTCCAGTTAGTTGGAGACGCAGGAAAATTCAGACTCAAACATCAGATAAGAGCCGCTTTATTAGGAGTATTTAATGATATCTTAGTATTTGGCTCTATGATTAGAGGTATGTATGGTTGGTTAATAGGTGAGGCTTATGACGTCCAGGCGTCTCCAGTATTTGCTACAATGAGAGAGATTGAATTTGTTTTAGCTAAGATAGCTAAATGGGCTGACCCTGAAAAGGATATTGACGAAGAAGATATAAGAAAATTTACAGAGCATTTTGCTAAAGCAATAGGGCAATTAGTGGGATTACCCACTCCTTATGCAGTACAGCTTTCACAGGCAATAGACTCGAAAGATTACAGACAGATTCTATTTAGTGAATATATCCTCAGAGGAGATAAAAAGCCTAAGTCTAAGAAGAAATACGTAAAAAAGTATGACGACAAATATAGCAAATACTTGAATAAGTATAAGAATAAAGATAAATATAGTAAGTATCTAAAGAAATATAAATAAAAAGGAGAGAAATAATGCTAAAGAAACTTTTTAAAGCACTGAAGAGAGGTTGGATAAAACTCTTAACTAGATTCATACCTCAGGAGAGAGTCGGAGTTCACGGAACAATTAGATTAATAGGAAAGAATTTCGACAAGAATGGCGTCCTACAATTAGCTTTCGATAAGGAACTTAATAATCTAATTACAGACGCAGGTTTTGACTTAATTGCTAATTGTCTAGGTCTAAATTCACAACCCAGTAATATTACTCATATGGCAATAGGTAGTGGAGCAGTGGGTGGAACAGGAGATACCACTCTGACCAGTGAAGATGACAGACAGACAGCTACCTTCGCACATTCGGCAGGGACTAAGACTTTCACATTTACAGCTACTTTTGCAAGTGTTACTGCCGCAACAGAGTATGGTTGTTTTAATGACGCAACAACAGGGTCTATGCTTAATACAGCAGGATTTACAGCGATAACAGTAGATAGTTTAGAGATGGTTTGCACAATAACGTTAAGTTAAAAGGAGTTTTATATGGCTTGGTTATCAGGTTGGGATAGAAGAAGAATAAGATTTACAATAGATAGTGGTAAGGTTGATTCTACGTTAACTCATTTTGCAGTGATGATAAAATTAACTTCTGCACACGGAGCAGTTTTCGATGAGTTGACTGCTGACGCAAATAGATTCAAAATTGCCTTTACTAAAGCAGATGGCACGACAGAATTATATGCAGAGATAATAAAGTGGAATGACGCTTCTGAAAGTGCAATAATCCATATTTCAAGAAGTGGTTGGGAGATATCGAGTTCAGTTGACACTTATGCCTATATGTATTTCGATGTAAACCACGCAGATAACACCACTTATATAGGGGATATAGGTAGCACACCAGGTGCAAGTGTCTGGGATAGTTATTATAAAGCAGTATTGCATATGGTAGACGCTACTACTTCAACGATAAAGGATAGCACAAGTAATAATAATGATGGAACTAAAAAGGGAGCTAACGAGCCAATAGAGACTACTGGAATGATAGGACGAGCACAGGATTTTGAGCCAACCGATGATGAGATAAGTATACCCAATCTTACGTCTATTACCAGTTATACGGTTGAAACCATTATATATCCACATCAAGTTGGCACAGGAAGTGGAGAACGACCATTCTTTTCATTTGAGAATTACCCTGCTGAGCCACGTGAAGCGTTAGTAATGAAATCTGCCGCCGCTCTCAATAATTTTGACGCTTGGGTAGACAACATCGGTGACGCTGACGCTTATACATTTACAATCAATACTTGGGCTTATGTAGTCGCTATAAGAAATGGTGTTAGCGTTGACTTCTATAAAGATGGCGTAGATTTAAGTAAAACCTTAACAGTAGGCAGTGGCACAGTTGATATGGAAAATATCAGAATCGGTGGTCATTATTACAACGCCGATGAACAAGAATGGTTTGATGGAGTTGTAAATGAAACGAGAATCTCCAATACTAATAGAAGTGTCGCTTGGATAAAAGCGACCTATAGTTCCTTATGGAATACACTTATTTCTGCTAGTCAGTTAGAATTGGGCTATGAATTAGCAGAAGCATTTTCTAATACAGATTCATTGGTAAAAAATGGAACTGAACAATTAGCAGAAGCATTTTCCGTAGTAGATAGTTGGGTAGTCAGAATTAATCTAGCAGAAGCATTTTCCGTAGTAGAAAGTTGGGTAGTCAGAATTAATCTAGCAGAAGCATTTTCGATAGCAGATTCATTAGTTAAGAGTGCTGTTAAACAGTTGACAGAAGCATTTTCGATAGCAGATAGTATAACAAAACTAAAGATATTTCTATCGGAATCTCTTTCAGTCACAGATTCATTTAAGAGATTCTTCTATAACCTGTATTCTAAGGTAAGTAAAGCTATATCCACGTATACGAAGATAAATAAAGATACATCGGATTATATTAAGAAAAGAAGAGACGAAGGAGAAGAATAAATGACGGAAAAGAGAATTACTAACTTAGTTTTAGCTCAGAAGATAGAGGGTCTCAAAGAACTCTTTATTTTACACAATAAAGGTCAGGACGAAAGAATTAAGGAAGTGGAAACCTGCTCAAAAGCGAATTCAGTAGCCATAGCAGGTATGAGAGGAATGGTAGTAGGGGTATCAGCTCTATTGACACTGGCTATAAATACAGTGATTGCTTTCTTTACTTTCAGGAGTGGTGGAGCTTAATGAACGACTGGATTATTAAGAATAGAATAATGAGAAGACTTATAGTATATCTTTTTATAGGTTTATTCTTTTATATTACTGTAAGTCTTTTCAAGGGAGATATATCAAAAAACCAATTCTTAGCCTGGTCTGTTTTTGCAGGTTTGATGAGAGAGATTTTAAAATTCTACCTTAAAGGAACAAAGGGAGAGGCGGATAACGATTAATGAGAAAATTATGGATTATAATATTGATTATTCTTAGTGTATACTTTTTAGTGAACATTGGAGACACAATGAACATTAAACAGAGAGAATTCGCTAAGTATGTTTTACAGATGGCTTATGAGGCTAAAGAGTCTACTGGACTCCCTGCTTCCATTGTAGCCGCTCAGTGTATACTCGAAAGTGGTTGGGGAGAATATGCAATCGGTAATAATTATTTCGGAATAAAAAGTGATGGTAGTCAACCATTCAGATTATCACTTACCTATGAATATGATAATAAGACAGAATCATATTATCAGATAACAGCAAGATTCAGGGTCTACGATAGTCTACGAGAATCTATAATGGATTATGGAAGATTCATTTATGAAAATCCCAGATACAGATTTGCAATAGCGAATAGACTTAATCCAGTAAGGTATATTGAGGAGATTCAATATGCAGGGTATGCTACCTGTCCTACGTACTCTACTAAGATACTCAGGATTGCGGAAGCCTGTAGTTTCCTTACTGTTTCGAAGTGGAAAAAATAAATTTGACTTTTGAAGATTAGTATGCTATAATTAGTAAGAATTTTTTGTTTAAAATATGAAAGGGGGATTAAATTTGGCACGGTTAAATAGTACTTATCACATTAAACTAAGGGAAAAAGACGAAAGGGGAGTATTAATATGCTCAATATAATTTGTCCAAAATGTAAGGCAAAAAAATGGGTGTATTCTGGTTATAAAAAAAGACCAGGAGAGCCCAAAAGTCAGAGATTTTTATGTAAAGGGTGTAACAGGGAGTTTACAGACACAGATATACTGTCTCAATTTGGAGATAACGTAGATATTGAAATGCTAAGAGAAAACATTAGATTGAGTAAAGAGAAACAGCATTTCAGCGATAGGAACAGGATAGAGAGAAAGGCTTATAGAGAATACGCCAGGATTGACAATGCAGTATCGGAGTACAATAGAAAATTATTATTAGTCTTATCAAGGCAGAATTTAGCTAAGTTTACTATGACACATAGGACTTACAACGGCTCAGCCGCAGGGATTCTTCACCTAACAGACACTCATTTCAACGAGTTAGTTGAACTTAATAATAATAAATATGACTTTGAAGTTGCGGCCAAGAGATTGCAATTATTTGTAGCTCAGGCAAGAGACTATTTCTTATTGAAGGGTGTTAAAAATATGCTCCTTGCTATGACTGGAGACCTACTCAATAGTGATAGAAGATTAGACGAACTTTTGAGTCAATCTACAAATAGAAGTAAAGCTACATTTTTAGCTACCCGTTTAATAGAGTTAATGATTTTAGACCTCAATAAAGATTTCAATGTTTCTGTAGCAAATGTTACTGGTAACGAGAGCAGAATGAGTAAAGATATAGCTTGGACAGATATGATGGCTACAGATAATTATGATTTTACCATCTTCAATATTTTACAGTTTATATTTAGAGACGCTCCTGGAATAAGTTTTGTTGCTAACGGAGACCCTATGGAACAGGTAGTTCAAGTAGGGGGAAAGAACATTCTCTTAATGCACGGACACCAGAGAAAACTTAGAGCTAACGTAGAGAGCGGAGTAGCTGTTATAAAGGGTAAATATGCTTCGAGAGGTATTAAGATTGACTTTGTAATTTTTGGACACCTTCATTCAGCCAGAATTGGTGATATGTATGCACGGGGTGGCTCTCTAATAGGAGCTAACGAATATAGTGATAGAGCTTTACAGTTACAGACAAAAGCCAGTCAGAATATTCATATAATCTATGAGAATGGTGGAATGGACAGTATTAAAATTGATTTACAAAACATAGAAGATGTAGAAGGTTATAGCATCAAAAGAGGATTAGAGGCTTATAACGCTAAATCTTCTGTAAAAGCGTTAGATAAAAAGGCGATATTTAGAGTAATAATATAAAGGGGGTAAATGAATATGGCTATATTCCAGTTCTATTGCAATATGTGTGGACAGGAACTCGAATCGAGAGGAACTTACAAGGAGACAGAAAATACAGAATGTCCTCTTTGTAAAGCTAAAATGGTAAGACTCTTCAAACCTGGAGATACGTCATTCCAGATAAGATGGGGTAAACCAAAAGTAAGGGCAAGAGCCAAAAGAATGGGGGGATAATTTTGGGTAAATTACCCATAGAAATATTCTACAATGAAAAGTTTGGAATGAAAAAGAAATTCATAATTAACGACAGTGGCAAAAGAAAGACTTATAAAAGCGGAGCAGTGAGAGACGTAACGGAAGGAAAAATTCGTTGGGATTTGTTACCGCCAGAGGCTTTAAAGAGGGTAGCTCAGCATTATACAACGGGAGCTAAAAAATATGAGGAGAATAATTGGAAAAAAGGAATTCCAACCGAGAGATTTGTTGAAGGAGTCTGTCGACATTGGAATCAATACAGACTGTCCCTAACAGAGATTGGTAAAGACGACCCAGAATACACAGAGGAAGACCATTTATCAGCAGTTGTGTTTAATTTATTAGGGATAATTTATAATGAAGAGACCCAAAAAAGCGAAAATCCAATTTAAGGGGTCTATTTTGACGCTCAGGAGCTTTTACCAGAACTGGGCTATAGATTGTATAGGAAAGGAGAGAATTTAATGAGGAGAGGCACTCAGTTTGCGATTATGGCTATGATAGGAGTAGTTTTGTTAGCGTTTTTATCAGGGTCGACATTCGCAAATGAATTGGAAACGAGAATAGTGGACTTAAACAGTGGAAGTTTTCAAGAGCATATAATGGATTCGGAAAAGTTAGTGGTAATAGATTTTTGGGCTGAATGGTGTAAGCCTTGTGGAAAATTAAGAGAAACGATTTACAGGTTAATTAAATTTAACGATAAATACAATAAAAATGACATTAGTTGGTTAGCGGTTAATATAGATGAGGTCGGCAGGAAGTTTTTAACTAAGTTCCGACCTTTTAGAGGGCTTCCTGTTTTACTATTCTTTGTAAACGGGAAAGAGGTTGACAGAATAATTGGACTGTCTCCATTTACTACCATACAATGTAAAATAGCTAAGATAATTAGAAATAGAGGAGCGGAGAAAAGAAGAGCGGAGAAAGAAAAAAGTAAAAACGGAGAGTGCTCTGGTGGATTATGTATGCCGCCAGATGGATATTAATAATTAATGAAAGGTGGTGAAAAATAAATAATGGCGTTAGATTATAATGGTTTAATCGAAAAGGCTCACGGTGTCGCAAAACCGTACATAATTCAAGGACTTAAAAAAGGTATAGCTAAAGTTGACGAGACTGTAAAAGCAACTGGAACTATAGCCGATAATCTCTTATGGGCAGATGTGAAAGAAAGCTTTCAGGTTTCCAAATAGAGAATATAAAGTAAGTGTAAAAGCAGTGGCAGGACTCATATCCTATCTTGCTTTTGAGGTATTTAAAAAAGAGATACTCAAAGCAGTGATGACAGAGTTCCTGCGTAGGGGATTAGACAAGTTATATGCAGAAGAAATTAAAGCCTGGAAGGTCTACTTAGACCAGAAGAAATTCGCAGTAAAATTAGATAAACAGATGAAAGCAGAGATTGAAAGATTCACAAAGGATATACAAAAATACAGCGTACCTGAACTGAAAGAAATAGTAATAGAAGGACTTAATTGTCCAAAATAATATCCCTAAAGAAAGCTCATTGGGTTGCCCTCGACCCTCTGAGCTTTCTTTGTTTTTAAAGGTAAATGAAAATAAATTTGACATTTGAGAAGAAGTGTGCTAAAATAGTACATCTTTTGATAAAGGGGGAAATATATGGGTTTTTGGATTTTCATATTACGTAGTGCTCTGATTAGTGCTTTAGAGTACGAAGTAGAAGAATTAACAAAAAGGGTCGATGAATTCGAATGGTAGTAGATATAATAATCTGGGCAATTTGTATTACTTTGTGTGTTTTAGCGGTTAGAAAAGCTTATTTTACAAAGGAGAAATAGATTCAAAGGGGGATTTACGAATGGGATTAAGTGCATTATGTTATAGTGATGGCTGAAACAATAGTAGATTTAATGGAATGTTTGAAAGTTAAAAAAGAGCAGGAAGAAGCTCTTAAAAAGAGGGGTGAAGAAAAATTAAGATAATAGAATTAAGAAGTACAAATGTAAAGAAACTTAAAGCTGTAGAAATTAGACCTAAGGGTAATGTAGTATATATTACTGGCAACAATGGTCAGGGGAAGACTTCGGTATTAGATTCGATATGGTACGCTTTAGAAGGTAAGGCTTCTCTAAAGGGAACGCCCAGACCAATCAGAGACGGAGCGGAAAAAGCAGAAGTAACAATAATCTTGGACGATTTTGTTGTTACCAGGAAATGGACTAGTAATGAAACCAGTTACTTAAAGGTTACTAATAGAGAAGGGTTACAATTTAGCTCTCCACAAGAACTGTTAAATAATTTTATAGGGAAGCTATCATTTGACCCATCTAAATTTGCTTTGATGAATGACAAAGAGCAGAAGGATTTGCTCATAGAGGTTGTGAACGTAGATATAGAGAAATATGATACTATGTTAGTTCAATTAAGAGAGGACAGAAGATTAGCAGGGCAGACAGTGAAACTTTACGAAGGACAGAGGGAACAAGGAGACTTTTCAGGGATTCCGAATAAGGAGATAGACACTAAGGCACTTTATGCAGATTTAGAAGGAAGGGTCGAACATAATAATAACAGAACAAGTGAAGAAGAAAGCTCAAGATATCTACAAGACCAGATTGCAAATGATGAGAGAACGGTTAAAGAATTAGAGGAAGACTTAGCACAATATAAGACTCGGATAAAAAGCAACAAACTCACTTTAAATAAAAAATCTGCGTGGTTAAAGAAGACAGCAGTGATGGACGTTGATGAACTGAGAGAAAAGATTAACAAGGCTACAGAAGTTAACAAGTGTGTCAGGGCTAAATTGAGAAATGTAGAGACAGATGAGAAATGGAGAAAAGCTAAGAAGATTTATGACAATTACACGAATAGAATAGACCAGGTACTATTTGATAAGGCGAAAGAATTAAAAGAAGCTAAAATGCCGATTAAAGGGCTCTCAGTGTCCGATACTGGCGTTGAATATTTTGACATACCATTTAGACAGTTGTCTTCTTCAGAGCAGATTAGAGTATCTTTAAGTATCGCTATGGCTCTTAATCCAGACCTGAAGGTAATCCGAATCACAAACGGCTCATTATTAGACGAAGCAAGTAAAGCGGTTGTGGAAGAAATGGCTGATAAATTCGACTTCCAGATATGGATAGAAGTAATAGACGGTACTGGAGAAATTGGATTCTATATTTCGGAAGGTGAAGTAGCAAATGAAAGTTAAAGTAAGACCTGATGTTGGTAGGAAATTTAGAAAAAATTTTAGGAGAAGGAGAAGAAAAAAGTGATAGAACTTAATTGTAGAAAATTAGTCAATATTAAAGGAATGCCGAAACTTGAATGGCTTAAATGGAGACAGAAGGGAATCGGTGGCTCAGATGTAGCGACCGTATTTGGGATTAATCCTTGGTCGTCTACGGTATCTCTTTACTTTGATAAGACAGAAACGATTAAACCAGATAGGATAGAAGAGGAAAATATTCCCGCTGAGTTAGGAAACTTCTTAGAGCCTTTTATAGAGAAAAAATTCGTTCAATGGTGTAAAAAGGCTAAGGGTTGGGATATAGAAACTATTCCCTATCCCTTCATACTTCAGCACAAGAGTAATGATATAGCCCTAGCTAACCTGGACGGTCTTTTTAGGAATCCAGAGAATGGCCAGTTAGAAATAATAGAATACAAATCTACCTCAGAGAGAAATTACCAATTATGGATTGACGAAAATCTACCTGAGTATTATTATCTCCAGGTACAGTGGTATCTCTATATAACTGGACTTCAAAAATGTTATATGGCTTTCTTAATAGGAAAAAGCATATTTAATGTAACAGAAATAGACAGAAATGATGAGGTTATAGACCAGTTAGTAGACGGTTGCAATTGGTGGTGGGAAGAATATATTATGAAACAAGTTTGTCCCGCTCCTGATGGTAGTTTTTCCACTGAGAAAGCTCTTCAGAAGATGTTTCCTCAACCGAAAGAGGGTAGCATAATCGAGCTACCAGGGTTTAGCGGACATATAGAAGAAATTGCCCGACTTGCTAAGAATATGAAAGCAGATAAGGAGACCTCGGATAGGTTAAAGCAAGAAATCAAATTGAAAATGGGTGACAATGAGGTTGCGGTGAGCCCTGGAGACGGAAAAAAATTCACCTGGAAGGTACAATATAGAAAGGGTTACACTACACAGGATAGTAAATCAAGAGTATTTAGAATATCAAAATATGAAGGAGAAAATAAATAATGGCTTCAACGGATAAAAATGGAACAAGAGTATTAGATAAACTTGCTACGGTTACTGGAAAACCAGTCTCGCTTGAGGGCTGGTTAAAAAAAATGAAACCCGAACTTGCTAAGGCTCTGCCTAAGCATATTCAACCAGATAGGATTTTACGCATATGTATGACTTCACTGAGGATTACTCCTAAGCTCAGAGATTGTGAGCCGATGAGTTTTTTAGCCGCTGTTATGCAGTCGGCTCAATTAGGTTTAGAGCCTAACAGCCCTCTCGGCGAATCATACTTAATTCCTTATAAGGGGAAGGTACAGTTTCAGATGGGGTATAGAGGATTACTGCAATTGGCGAACAACACGGGCTTATATAGAATGATATATGCTCACGAGGTCTTCAAGAATGATAAATTCAGCTATGCGTTAGGATTGCATAAGGATTTAGTCCACGTTGCGAATGATGACCCAGAAGGAGCCCCAGTATATTATTATGCGGTATACCATCTATTAAATGGTGGGTATGACTTTGCGGTATGGAGTACTAAGAAGATTGAAAAGCATAGAGATAAATATAGTAAGTCAGCGGGCTTTGATAGCTCTTCCTGGAAGACTGCTTTCAGCTCGATGGCTAAGAAAACAGTCCTTAAAGATGTCTTAAATTATGCTCCTAAGAGTATAGAATTAGCTCGTCAAATAGCTATGGACGAGACTGTTAAGACAGCTTTGGCGAAGGATATGTCAGAAATACCAGATGAAGCTATTAATGATAATAAGATAGACCCAATTATTAATAAGGTAACTGGAGAGTGGGCTGACGTATACTAAGTATGAAGTGAAGAATACTTTATTGCGAAACGTATATAAAAAGTAGGGGGAAAATAAGAATATGGCGTTAGAAGAAATATGTGGAAATTGTGATGAATATGATTGTGATGAATGTTATTGTCCTCATATGGGGGAAATGTTTGAAGCTGATTCTTGCGAAGGTTTTGTTAATAAGGCCGAAGACCTCACTGTAGAAGAGAAAAGGGGAATAATCGGTGATTTAGAATCTCATAGAATAATGGTAGAGGGGGATTTTTTCGATTGAAAAGAATGTTAGTATTAATAATTGCAGTTTTATTTTTAACGGGGTGTTCTACTATCTTCGATTTAACTGACTGGACAGCTCCAAATGACTTGGAATTTTTACAGGTAACAGCAAGTCTGGACACTCCATTGAAGATTGAAGCTTATGGTAAAGCTAATTTTGAGTATAAAGCAAACTACTTTCTCACTCCAGACCCTTATGAATTCTGGAAAGCAAAAAAAGGAGATTGCAACGATTTTGAGACTTGGCAGAGGTATACGGGTAACACTCATAATTTCGAGACTTACAGAATAATTGTATGGTTTAAATTTCAACTTGTAAAACACGCTATGGCAATCTTTGTAGAATATGGAAGATATAACTATTTCAATGTTAAGAGCTATAAGGAAATTTACGTAGACACATTTAAAAAAGTGGCCGAGCATTATAAACTACATAACACTGATTACACAGCATATAAATATAAAGTTTACGACTGGTATGGAAATATCGTTGAGGAAGGGGGTATATAAAATGCCTAAAGGAGTTTACGAGAGAACAGCAAAGCATAAGAAAAGTATTAGTGATGGTTTAGTTGGACACAAAGTCTCAGAAGAGACGAAGGGTAAAATAAGAAGAACTAAAGAAAGAGAGAAGCATCCGAATTGGAAGGGTGGACTATTAAAAAAGAAAGGTTATATATACTTCCTTCCTTCAGACGATAAATTCTCTTGTATGAAGGGCTATAGAGGGTATATTAGATTGCACCGATTAGTGATGGCGGAACACTTACAGAGACCATTGACTAAGGAAGAGGTAGTCCATCATATTGACGGAGATATAACCAACAATGAAATAGAGAATTTAATGTTATTTAAAAATAAAAGTGAGCATAAAGCTCACCATCACAAATCCAGAAAAATAGATAAAGGGGGAATGTATTTGTGAATATGCGATGTTTAGACGCTCATAATGCTTTAAGAAAAATAATGTTTTTTCACGGTGGTAAAAAAGCCACTGAAGCTTTAAAAAAGATACTTGATGACTTTGCACCTGAAGATTGGAACATAATAAAGAACGAATTTCCAGATGATTACCCAATGATGGTGATATTAGGGAAGGGGGAAATGCCAAATGCTTAATCACGAAAAGATGTGGAATACATTATCTGAAGTTATGATGTATGACAAGAATGATTTCAGTAGTAGAGACGAGTATAGAATATGGAACGTTATTAAGGAACATAGAGGTCAAGATGACGCTATTAACCAACACTCAATATTTAAAAAAGCCTTCCCTTACCTACTAGAGACTTTGAGCGGACAGGAAATTGCTTCAGCGAAGATTGTAATGAGAAAGGCAATTAGGGCTTTGAGAAATAACGGATTCCCCATTCTATCTAAACCAGGTATGAGCGGTGGATATTATTTACCTGTATCAAGCTTTGAAGTACAAAACTGGAGAGATTATATGAGGGCTAAAGCCTTTTCAGCTCTAGGGATTGTGAATCCAGTTATCAGAGGTTGTAACAAACTCCTACGGGAGAATGTAAGACAATTAGAGTTAAACTTTTAGGAAGGAGTAGAAATGTATGGCAAAGAAGATGGGGAAATTAGGAGTAGCCTGGATTTGTCTCTCGGTAGATACCTTTAAGAGTGAAAAGATAAGACTAATAGAAAGTATGCCTAAGGGAGATTCTATCTTAGTGGTTTGGTTTCGACTTTTATGTTTAGCAGGAAAAAAGAATCAAAACGGTTGGCTATACCTAAACAAAAAGACTCCTTACACCATCCAAATGTTGGTAACGCTTTGTAACGTTACAAAGGAAATAATGGAGTTGTCTTTAAAGACCTTTACGGACTTCGGAATGATAGAAATGAAGGAAAATGGTCTATTTAAGATAACAAAATGGGCTAAATATCAAAATGTTGACGGATTAGATAAAATCAGGGAAGCTACCAGGGGAAGAGTGAGGAGATTTAGAGAAAAGAATAAAAAAGAAGCGTCCAGACTTTTAGCGTTACAAGGAGCGTTACAAGAGGAAGCTGAGACTATTGAAAAACCAAAGGACACAGAAGATGTAACGTTACCTGTAACGCATAGTAACGCTATAGAAGGAGAAGGAGAAGGAGAAGAAGAGAAAGAAGAGAGCAAAAAAACCGTAGCTGTCCAGATAAGATTTGATTATAAAAAGGGGGAATTCATAGGAATTACTCCAGAGTACATTTTTGAGTTACAACAGAAATATCCCAGAGTTCTAATTCGGGGACAACTTACAAAGATGGCTAATTGGTTAATTGATAATCCTCAGAAGAAACGTCAGGGTAAGAGAAGTTTTATTGATAACTGGTTAAGTAAAGTTGTACCTGAGAGAAGTGCTCTAAGAAGATTACCTCAGGGGGGTGGTAAAACTTGAGAAGAAAAGCGTTAGTTCATAAAGAAACAGAAATGGCAAGTTTAGGGTCTTGCTTACTCGATAGGGAAGCTTTAAATGCTACCTTTGAGAATCTAAAGGTACAAGATTTTGAGTCTCCTAATCATAGGATAATTTTTACAAATATCAGAGAATTAGTAAAGGAGAGTTCACCTGTAGACCTTGTAACTATAGTTGAAAGACTTCAGAAGAACGACAAGCTCCAGGTTGTAGGTGGGGTAGCTTACCTCACTACGCTGATTAAGTCCGTCCCTACGGTGCAGAATATAGAGCATTATAATAGCTTGATTAGGAGAGAGGCAAATTTAAGAAAGATTAGGGGTGTACTCCAGGAGTTGCAGATGGATAAAATCTCTATTCCAGAAGCCTTAGAGCAAGTTGAAAAGATACCTATAGTTGAGATTGCGGAAGAGGATTTAAAAACTTTATTGAAAAACACTCTACTGGTATCTACGGAAGGAGTGGCTCATACCTTTGAAATAGATTCTTTAAACCAATACCTTGGTGGAATAGATAAAGGGGAAATAGTAACCTTAGGGGGATTTACGAGTCAAGGGAAGACTTCGTTGGCGATTCAGTTGGCGATTAGCTTTGCGGAGAATCCTCAGAAAAAGGTACTATACTTGACTTCCGAGATGACTCCCTTAGAGACTTCCAGGAGAATCTTGGCGAATCTTATGCCTAAAAATATAATGGATTTTAGAAAGGGTATCTTTCAACCTAAGGAAAGGGAAGCTCTTTCCAGTATAGCTGATATAGTGGGAGAGCAGTGGAACTTAAATATCAAGAAGATTTTTGATGTATCAGATATCAGAAAGTACGTCAGGAAGTATTCTCCAGAGTTAGTCTTCATAGACTATTTACAAAATCTGGATAGAAGGGGAGCACGGTCAGATTACGAGAGAGTTACTGGAAATATCAAGGACATTCAAGGTCTTACTTTGGAAACGGAGATTTCTACATTTGTCCTGAGTCAGTTGTCAAGAAATAAAGAGGGTGTGAGAGAGCCTAGGATTACAGACCTCAGGGATTCAGGAAGGATTGAAGAGTGCAGTAATGTAGTAATGTTAATATACTGGGAGAATAGAATGAAACTGGAGAATCAGACGAGAAAAGGTGGGGAAGTCCCTGAGAAAATACAAGTCTCAATAGTGAAGAATAGAGATGGGACTATCGGAAGATTATGTTTAGACTTTGAGCCTGAATATTGCAGGGTTAAAGAATCGATTTACGAAGATTACGGACAGGGGAGCTTTTAATATGAAGAATAATCATTACACGGCTTTCTCAAAAGCCTACGGCTATGGAGACTGGCTGACAATTAAAACGATTAACAAGTATAATCAATGGAGTAGAGCACAAGAAGAGCCAGTGATAACGATGAAGACCATCGAAAAAGCTTGGTCTCTGTTGAAGAAACATAGAAAAAGATGGAACGTATTCTATACGCCTAAAAAAAAGAAAGGGGAAAAGAATTTGAAATTAATAATGAAGGTTATTTTAAAGGGAAAATTAGACGGAAAAGGAAAACAGTTTAATATTACGACTGAAAATGAAGGAAGATATAAGAGTTTTTTGGACGAGGTAAAAGTAGGAGCTTCGGTGATGTGCTTCCATAGATGTAAACTCACAGAGTATTATATATTTAAGAAGATTGACTATAGAAAAAATACTCCAAAGGGTAAAGAGGGAAGAGCAGTATTCAATATATCTTCGTACCTTCCAGAATTATGGTCTGGCAGTATAATGAAGAAAATGAAAGAGCTTTCAGACGAGATGGATAATAAGAAAGAACAGAGAAAGAATAGAAAGAGAGCTTACTGGAAGACTACCGTTGATGTCATACCTGGGGAAGAAGAGATAAAAGAGAATCCAGAAAAGATGAAGTTTCCTTGTCATATTACTTATTCTTATTATGGGAAAAGAAAAGTAGGTATGTTAATTACTGGCTTTCCTAATAGTGTAGTAGAATATCAATTAGTAAAAACTCAGGAACAGTCAGACTTAGACGGTGTTTGCACTATACGAAGGTCTACAGATTTGAAAGAGTTAATGGATATGTACGACATTGAAGTAGTGAAGGGTGAAACTAAAGTCTGGAAGGTAGGAAAATTTAGTGGATAAGAAGAAAAACTATTCGAAAAAAGAGTTACTGGCTATGGGGAAACCGACTCCTAAGTTAAAGAAGAAGGTACTTTTTAAGGACTATTGCTCTAAGTATTGTAACCTGGGAATGGCCAATAGAGACAGCAAGACTATGAGAAAAGAGCTTCCCGCTATAGCAAAGAGGGGAGCATATATGATAATGAAGTCAATGCTTAAAGATACCAGATTCCCAGGAAACTTAAAAGACTTTCAAAAACCTTTTATCTCCATCGTTATTCACGCAGGTATAATGGAAGAGATAGACGGGAAAAGGATATTTATATACCCTTCTTCTCTTGCAGGTGGGGGGTTAGAAGAAGTATGAGAAATGTTAGTTGGGGTACAAAAGAAATGATAGTTACGGCCTACCAAAAAGGTATAAGCTACAGTGCGATACAGGAATTCTTTGGTGTTAACCGATGGAACATTCAGGACGCTCTTTCAAAAATGAATGTGAAGACCAACAGAATCAAAAGCAGTCCCAGACTTCCAAGGTCTAAGAAGAAAGGTAAGTTGATGGATAGATACCATAATAACGAGTTTGTGATACCTGCAAAAGAATACTCACGGAAAGAGTTATCAGAAATTTACTCTTCTAAAGATAAGAATTTTGTCCTACCTGATGATTTAGATATAATGGAGAGAATGGACGAAGTCGATGACGCTAATGATTTTGTAGGAGAGCCCGTAGAGTTTTTAACAATGGAAATAAATAATGAAGGGAAGGTGAGTTATGTTAGACGAAGTATTTGATAAGATGTATAATTTCTTCTACATTCTATTTTTTCATCGGAGAATAATTAGAGAATGGAAGAGCAACTATGATGAAAAGCGTAAGGAAATATATAGAATAGAAGGGGATATTTGTTCTATCTTTGAACTCTTAGATAAAGAAGGTTGCACAATGTTACTCTATCAATCTGAAACGAGTTTTGCAAACTATTGTAAAATATCCGACAGAAAAAATAATGCAAAATTCGAAATGTTAAATGGAGATGTAGTCCCACGATTTAGACACGTTAAGAGAGTAATAAAACTGTTAAAAGCACATACTAAGAAAAAGGGGGGAAAGAAAATTGCTAAAACAATTAAAACAATTACTGTATCACAGAAAGACAATAAAAAACCTGGTAAACGAAATAAATTGGCAAAATGAGAATTTCTACAATGTAACAAAGACCCTGGCTAAACACGAAATGATAATGGACATTAACGAAGCGGACAACGATATGGGTTTTATGGTACACGTTAGAAAAGAGTCCAGTACAGTCCATTCTATCTTTCTCTGTAAGTCCAAGATTCCTAACGTAGCGGTTATTAATAATGCTATCAGTCAAATCTATGAGTATATGGCTAAGAATAGTGTACTTCTACCGTATGATAGGACTCTACCTGGTAAAGAGGGAAGTGAATTAAATTGAAGTGGTTAATAATAATTTTCCTGCTTCTATGTATAAATAATCAGTTAGATAAAATCATAATGTTGTTAGGGGGTTGAAGATGAAAAAGGATTTTTTGTATTACGACCAGGGTGGTTTCGAGAAGTATACTGATACGATTAAGAAAAAGAACGAAGAGGACAGAGGCCAGGTTACTATAGCGATTCAGACCATACCACTTAGTAAAAATGTATGGAAGAATCAGGAAAACTATGCTAAGGCAGAGTATAAACACAATCTGATGATAGAAGTCTGGGCTGAGGCTCTGAGGCAGGGAGCTAAGAACGTCCCTAAAAGAAACTGGAAAAAGGCAGAGTTAGCCTTTGAGATATACTTCAGAACAGAACGCAGAAGAGATATTCAGAATCTCACAGCAGGTGGACTGATTCCTTTGATTGATATTTTGGTGGAATTAGATTATATTTGGGACGATAACTATAAGGTGATAGGTCAACCCATAGTTAAAATTGGGGTTGACAAAAAATTACCCAGGACAATCATTAAGATAACGGACAAAACAAAGAAGGTGGTATGAAAAATGGATAGGGTAAACGTTATGTTCCTAATCAAGTTTGGTATTTTGATATCTCTTGTAATAGGTACTGGTGTATGTAGCATAATCCTTGATAAGACTCCGTACCAAAAAGCGATGGAGAAATTTAGAAAAAAGGAGAAGAGAGATGAAAAAGCCAGTCGTAAGAATAAATAAGAGAAAAAAAGCTTTAGAGTTAATTGAAGTGATATTCTGTAAACTCAATTCTTTAAAGCACGGTTACAAAGCTAATGAACAATTTGACGAGTTAAGAGACTTAGTCAAAACAATGAAATAAGAAAGGAGAAAGAAAAAATTATGGATTTAAAAGACCACGATTTCAATTTAAAACTTGCTTTGGTGTGTGTTGTAGTAGTATTGATAGGAATAGCGATATGCTTCGGTATGAGTTTTAAGCGGTTAAACACTAAGGTAGACGCAGGTATGGAGCTCCTACTCGATCACAATGTTACTTTGTATAACAAACTGGTGTATCTACAAGAGAATTCGATTACAGATAAGACTAAGCAACGTCTAACAACTTATCTTCATCTTAGATATACTGATTATGAAGACCAGATATTCGAGGCACAGTTGAATGGCTTAGTATACCACGAAGAATACCTGAAGGGTAAATTAGAGCAGGTAGCAGATACATTAAAAATATTTTGTGGATTAACAAGAATAAAGAAGTATTAAAAAATAAAGGGGAAATTTACTATTATGAAACGGTTACTGATAAGTATAATGATAATTATTTTATGTCTGACACTGGCAGGTCAGGCTAAGATACCAGACCAGGATATGATAAACCTGGTAGAGCAGTTAGGTTGTCAAATTAGAATACCTTTGCTTATGGTAAGCAGAAGTACAAGCTTCTACAAATTTGAAGCAGGTGATAAACTGTCAGCTAAAAAGATTGAGTTATTGACTGATGAAGAAAAGACCTGGTACGAACAAGGCTATATAGTCAAATATGGTGAATGGATAGGGGACGATGAGAGTGAAAAAGACAAATTGGTTGAAGTAGCAATCTACGGCTCAGGCTCAATAATATTCTCTGACATTCTTCCAGAAGCTTTGCAGAGTAGCAGTAAGGAAATTGTAGTCTTGAAAAACACATACGGCTCGACATACCAAGAGGTTTCGACTAACGAAAAGGGAACATATGCAGAGACCCTGGTAATGACTAACTATCACGTTATTGAGCCTTTGATTGATGAAAAGGCTTTGGGAAGTAAGAAGTTTCCTTTGAGTGTATATGCAGAAGCAGATATAATAACAGAAATAGACCCGCCTTCAGCCAGAATAGTTGAAGGAGCAAGGCCTATTAGTCAGAAATATTATGTGATGATGGACGAAGAAGGAGCAGTTAAGTCCTGGGAAGCAGATGGAAACGAAGCGGAAATCAGAATAAAAGTCGACCAAGATTATGCAATAAAAGGTAAGGTTGTTGGTTTTGATAAGGGCTTAGACGTTGGGATAATTAGTATTAAAAATGTGGCATTTCAACCTTACGCTAAGTTTAGAGAGACTCCTTGCGTAGTAGGTGAACGGGTATGGATTCGACATTCTCCTATGGCTATGAGATTTAGCACTGACAGGGGATATGTGAATCAGACTGGATTGGATTTAGGAGTCGACCGTAATGGATTAGGTTGGAACAATCAAGTAAAATTAGATATTCCTTCAGCTCCAGGGTCTTCGGGCTCTCCAATATTTGATGAAGAGGGTTATATAATAGCTTTATTTCACGGTGGTTTGATTCATCAATTAGGACAAGGGTACAGTTTTATAGAAGGTGGCCATTTAGCTCATTCAGGGGTCGCTGTTGCCGAATGGTTAAAATGGCAGGGCTTCTCATACATATTTGATACAGAGCTTTATAAAGGGCAATCTGAGCTCATTGAGAGGTATTGTATACCAAGTAAGCCTTTACAATAAGACAAAAAAAAACCAGGGACGTTTTAAATCCCTGGTTTTTTCTTTTATAGGCTCTTATACTTTTATAGTTTGGTGGCCTCTCTTCCCCAGGAAATGTTTTACCTTAGCTTCCTGGACGTCTCCGACTAAGTTGTTATCTTCTATGTATTTATGAATCCTTTTCCGCTCTAAATAGTTAGCCTTCTTCAGATACTTTCTTCCGTTCTTATGACAAGATATATAAAGCTCAGGGTAAGGATTCGATTCAAAAGTTAAAATAGCTCCAGTAAATTTCTTCCGTCCTGGGACGGTGAAAGTCTGTAAGGTCTTCATTATTATTTACTTCCCTTCTCCCCATCAACCTGGGGACGGTATTTTTTGGGTATTGAAATTGGCTCTGTTAGTAAATCCCTGGTGCACATTATATCAATTAATTCTGTATCGTCTTGGTCAAATTTTCCATCTCTGAAGTCTTCCAATGTATATACTGTCAATTTTATCACTTCCCCTCAAAGAGATTATGCAATCTCTCTTGTTTCTTTTCCCAGGGTAATTCACTTAGATGAATAATCTCCAACCTGGAATCTCTCTTTATATTCTTTGCTACTTGTTTTTTATAACCCCCAGGTTCAGGATTATTTATTCTAATTATTTCTTCTAAACTATTCATTGTTTATCACTCCTTTTTATAACACGCTTTTTGAAATTCAATCAAGTCGAATTTGTCATAACAGTCAGCCTGAAAAGCCTGGCTAAATTCTTTTACAACTATTTTTTAAATAGTAATAGGAAAAAATAGTTTATTGCCTTTATTATCACGCCCAGCGAAGTATCTCCATATATTATTTTCTTTGTGAATATGGAGTGTCTTTGGAATCTGAAAAGGCTCTTTTGCGATTATCTCCATTCGATTCCCTTTTCTGCTTTTACTGATAATTTTAATCAATTCCATCTTTCTTTTGCCTCCTTTAATTTAATAGTAACCTTAATCCAGGAGATAGAACCAAGATAAACTATCTCCTGGATTCTGACTGCTACTTATACCGAATCGTTACTTCTTTTAGTAATGTATTTACAGTATCATTTATTATCTCTTTTACAGGAACAATTTTCCCAACCAATACATTACCATGATACTCTACAAGTTTATTAAGTTCTCTCGTAAAAGCTTGTTTTAACTGTTCTTGCTTAGTCATCTTAAACCCTCCTTATCTTTTCTTGATATGGTCTTATCTCGTCTTTGCTTTTCATTCGGTCAGTCGGTGAAGAGAAGGTTGACCCAGTCCCTTCACTTTTGAGGTTTCGGTTGTCAATGTGCTCCTACTTATATTATTCCCTATCTCGGTGCTTCTTAGACATATTCTTTTTACATTTCTAATTATATACCTATTAAATAGTATTGCAAATCGGGTGTAGCACTGTTCTGGTGCTCTTAGGCTACCCTGTGACAGTGAGTATATAGTTTGCTCACTCACTCCTACAAATCCTCTGTATTGCTTCCATTTACTCTGATTTATATATTTAATTCCATTTATTTTCCTTATTTATTTCCTCATCTCTGGAAAATGTGCTATAATAAAAAAAGTTAGAATAAAGAGGTTGTGAATAGTATGTCAGATATGAACAGAAAAAAACAAAAAGAAGCTTTCATCTTATCTATTAAGAATGGTTGTAGTAGAGTGAAAGCGGCTAAGGCTTGTGGAGTGGGGACTACAACAATATTCAATTGGTTACATAAAGACGAAAACTTTAAGACCGCAGTTGATTCAGCTATGGATTCCAGGATTGCAGTCGTAGAGGACGCATTATATAAGTTAGCTTCGGGCAAACAGAAATTAGACAAGGATAATAAGCCTATGTATGATACTGAGGGTAATCCTATAATGGCTCAGACTAATAATCAAGTAGTTGCTCAAATCTTTTGGTTAAAAAATAGAGGGAAAGGCCAATGGAGAGATAAACACGATTTAGAAATCACCGCTCCTAAGGTCGTTAATAAGAAAACTTTCATACAGGCAGGGGAAGAGCCTAAGATTGTAGATGAAGAGCCTATTAAAGAAGAAGACACTGAAGAGGTAGGGTAAGCATATTAACGGATAAGTGGTTATGCCGATTGTGCTAAGCGGTTGAGGTACAAACAGAAGTAAAAGATAGGGAAGTATGAGATGAAGAGTGTATTAAGGGCTCATACAATATGAGGCTCTGGGGAGAGTCTATTGACATATCAATTAACTGCTCAGTCTATCACTACGATTACATATCGTATCTAGGTATACTATCTATAAGACCCCAATGGTTAACAGGGCTTAAAACGCAAAATAAGAACGCAAATAATACAGTTTAGAGGGATTAATGATAATAACAAGAGATAATCAATATAATACAGGGGAAATGGTTGATATTCCGTACCACTTCAATCCCTATTACTGGCAAATTCCATCGTTCAATATGCTACTTAATGGCTATCTAAGAGGAATCTGGGTAGACCATCGGAGATGTGGCAAGGACATAAGAGGCTTCAATCTCATTATTCAAGAGATGTGGGAGAATCCAGGATTATACTATTATGTGTTTCCTTCACAGACCCAGGGACGCAAGATTCTATGGGAAGGGTACACTGACCCTGACGCACTTGGTGCAGGGCATAAGTTTATGGATAACTTCTTACCAAAGGGTTTACTGGTAGGGAAACCGAATAATACAGATATGAAGTTTAGTATCTATACAAAGGGTAACAGAGCACATTCAATGTTTCAGATAATAGGGACAGACCAAAACCGCTTTGAAGCTATGAGAGGGACTAATCCCAGGGGAGTCATATTCTCCGAACAGGCAAGACAGCACCCTGGAGCTTGGGACGTAGTAAAGCCTATACTGATGAAAAACGGTGGTTGGGCTATATTCCAAAGCACTCCTAATGGGAACAATCATTTTAAAGAGCTATGGGAAAACGCATTAAAGAATAAGAAATGGTTTACCTGTATGCACACAATTTTACAGACATATGATGAAAACAATAGACGTCTCATCACTAAAGCGGACGTAGCTGAAGAAATCAAGATGGGTATGAGTGAAGACTTTGCACAACAAGAATTCTATTGCAACTTTGCACAGGGACAAGAGGGAACATACGTAGGTAAACAGATGAATGAAGCACTCTTGGACGGAAGAATCTATAAACTTCCATATGACCCTTCATACCTGGTAGACACATACTGGGATATAGGAGTCGGAGATTTTGATTCAATATGGTATGTACAGCAAGTTGGAAAAGAGATTAGATTTATAGACTATATGGAGTCTCCAGGAGCAACCTGGGCTTACTGGAAGCGTAAATTCAATGATACTGGGTACATATTTGGCAATCACTACGCACCATTCGATATAAAGAATAGAGAGAAAGCGGGAAATGAAGAAGCCGCTAAGACTCGATTGGCCTGGGCTAAAGATATAGGAATAGACTTCAAGATTACTCCATATGCTTCATTCGAAAATGGTGTAGACGCTATAAGAGGAATCTTAGGACGTTGTTCATTCGATGAAGAAAAGACTGCGGTCGGTAGGAAGCATTTAGAACAATGGGGAAGAGTCTGGGACAAAAGACAGATGAGGTACACAGATTTTGAGGCCAGGAACGAACACACTCACGCAGGAGCTTCAGGACGTTATGCAGCATTGAATATAAGGCATAAAGAAGGATTCAATGTAGATAGAAAAATAGAAGAAAAGCAATTTAAGAGAAATTATAGACGTCATTCAGGGTCTATGATGGCTTCTTAAAGCAATTGTGGTAGTAGCCTAAGGGTAAGGCCTCTCACTGTGAATGAGACAATTGGAGTTCGATTCTCCGCTATCACCCCA